CGTGGAGTAGATGCCAAAACAGGCGAAGTCCTGTATTCGGATGAAATTGATCCACGTTACCATTGTGTATGCGTGGAACAGACTCCGGACTTTGCTCCCATCCTGTTTGAGGACGTGATCAAGAGGATTGAAGCCGAAGGTGGTGTAGTAGGATTTAAGAACGGTAATGGTACCACGCAGGCTATGTAAAGGTTTACCCCGGTGGCGCAACAGGTAGACGCACTCTCCTCAGAAGGGAGCGGTTGAAGGTTCGAGTCCTTCCCGGGGTACCATTGACATATGTAATTTTTTGTAGTATAATAGCATTTTACAAGGAGATATCATGGCGGTGAGAATTGAAAGTCGTAGTAGCGAAATTGATACCGAACGATGTGTGGCCATGGCCGGCGGCCGCTATGACCTAGTTATTGCTGCGGCACAACGTCTGCGTGAAATGAAACGGCGAGCTAGAGAAACCAATCAGTATGTCACACCGATTGACGCACTCAAGGAAGTTGAATCTGGCACGTTTAATACAATGGAATATCTAATTAAAGTACGCTAAAGGAACCATCATGGCAAAGATTAAACAAACAGCAAGTGAACGAGATCGTACCTTGTCGGGTCAATGGACCAAGAGTGAAAAACGTGCAGCAGTCAGTCGCAGTATCATGATGGCTAATCGTAATACTCTTGCAATCAACAAAAAATTCCGACAGCAACAGGTCATGAAGTAAATACTGCACAACATAAGGAAACTTCATGGCCTCAAACAAATCAGGACAAAAGTCGCGCAAGGCAGATCCTATGCGTACCAAGAATGGTAATCCACGCTTGGGACCACTCAATGTGTCGCAGTTGGAAAAACTGTTGACATCTGCTCGCAAACGTCATGTGATGAAAATCACACGCAGAATCGCAGAACTAAAAGGCCGTCCCAGTTATCGGGCCCCGGCGGTAGCAGTATCAGAATAGAGAAACAAATTTCTGGGCCCCTATAGTTAAACGGTATAACACTGGATTTGTAATCCTGGATTCGCAGTTCGATTCTGTGTGGGGGCATAAATACTCGTATGACAATTACATTATACAAAAAAACTCACAAACAAACTGGCTTAAAATATTTAGGAAAAACGATAAGAGATCCATACAAGTATCAAGGATCCGGTAAATGGTGGACCAATCACATAGCTAAACACGGCTACGACGTAGACACTGAAATACTATTCGAATCCACCGATCCTAAAGAAATCAAAAAATGGGGAGAATATTACTCTAAGTTATGGAACGTAGTTGAATCAAAAGAGTGGGCAAATCTTAAAGTTGAGCAGGGAGATGGCGGATGGGACCATATGAAAAGAAAAATTACCTCAGAAGAGTACGCCCGTCGAGGAAAAATTGGTCGTGTAGCCCAAGATGAATATTGGATAAAAAACTATGGTAGCATATCTGCAGGTAGACAAGCCGCCAATGCTAAAGGAAAGACGCAACGCATTAAAACATTTAAAAAGAATTATAGTTCAAGTCCAGAGCGTCAACAACAACTTCACAAACAATTACAACTTGCACGAGAATTAACATTAACACCAGAAAGTCGTCAGAAAAAATTAGATACATACCAAAAAATTGGACACAGTCAAGGTGAAAAGAATTCACAATTTGGAACCTGCTGGATTTATAATTTACACGGAAATAAAAAAATTAAGAAGGTAGAGCTTGATACATACTTACAACAAGGATATACCAAAGGTAGAAAGTTGTAATGTCAAATAAAAAATCCAAAACAGCACCGGCTACGCCCACCTGGGGCAAGACTCTTACTCGACAAGAGTTGTTGGCGTTGCTGGATCGCCTGGATCAAAAACGAAAGGATAGAGAAATGAACAAGATGGCAGAAACTCTGGCCCGTGCCCTGGAAAAGAAACAGGGCAAAACACACCCAGATGGCAGTGATGTAGCCGCTACAGATACCAAGACCAAGAAGGTAAAAACAGCACCACCCACAGGTAAAAAGCCACCCACAAGAAGTGCAGGCCGCGGCCGCTAATTATCTACGGATGTAGTATTCTGGTTCTCCGTCGCGAACCAGATCGCTGGTTATACAATGTATGCCGCCGTCCCAAAAAAATCTATGTCTAAATGGTGCCACAATCGCTTCGATACCGTGTTGTTTTAAAAAATCAAACACCTGTTGATTGTAATTGTTAACCAATACCAACCGATCGTTAATTGCCAACATGTTGACATCAAACACAGTTTCTTCTACCTGCCCAACCCAATTAGTCAGCCAAGTTTCCACAAACTGTGTAAACTCGATGTTGTGTTCTTCCCCGGGCATCCACCACTTTCCAGCATTGTTGTGTTTCAGTTTTCTCCAGGCCGGAATGGCGTTCCAGCTTTGATTTTCGATGTACAACACTTTCCAACCTGGGAATGTTTGTGAGTAGTTATCGTGGTAGTAGGTGCTGATTATAATACCTGGGGCAATAGGTGCAAACACTGCATCGTTGTGACCGCCGATATCAACTGCGGTCACTCGATGGTCTGGAAACTGCGCACGTATTAAACTGTCAAGTCCAGGACAATCACGTCGATCAACAATTAGATCTCGACCAATTACTGTCACATAAGGTGCATCAAACTCCAATGGCATTTTTATTATCTGATCAGTAGAGAGCAGGTCCTGATAAAATGATATTTCAGAATTGGTAGCTATAAATGTGTTATCTATTATCAATTGACAATCGCGTGGTTGCATGGGCGGCCTAGGGATCAACGTATAACTCTTGGCAGTGGTATGAGTAACTCGTCCGTGATTGTCAATGTGATTCATAATTGAGTCACTCTGTATAACAGGTCTTACTACTTCGCAACCTGCTTGCAACAGGATTGTTTGTATGTTTTGATAATCCTGCTCGGTTTCCTCGGCAATACGAGTTAGTATATCACGGATTTGACTATTACGTATGTCCTGGTAGAATCCAGCATTGTATGATCTACCTAGACAAATCTTTTTTAAAGGATGCCAAGGTGCATTGTATCGATAAGTCATGTCAACTTAATATTCATAATTTATAAAAATACGGAATCACGATCTATTTAATGCGGAATTCTATATAGTTTACTAAAACAGGCTGGCATGTTCCAATTTGGACCATCGGGCTTGATGTATTCTAATTTGTCAGCCTGCTTGAATGTACTGTGCAACAAATTACTATATTCGTTGTTAACTGATAACCAGTTGGCCACTCCTGCATTATCACGATTACGGTGCCACCAGGTCTCTTCCTCTAACCATATAACATTTTTTGGTTTGAGGGTTTGCCATAGGTCTGGACTGTAACTAGGATAAACCAATCTGCCGACTATTTTGCTGTAGGCATCAGACTGATTCCTATAATAGGTAGAAGGCCCGGCTCGATTGCTACGATGTGGAAATGTCAAAAGATCTTTGTACTTGGGATTAGATTCAAACCAGCGCACTATTACATGTGCTTGTTTACGCAAGATGCGTTCGGCATCCGGGTGCCAGAAGAACGGCACACACTCAAACGGGCTGTTGACATCAGCGTCGGTTTCGTTCATGATGTGTGGCATTACTCGCTCATCCACAAAGGTCATATAATACTCGCCATCAATTAAAAAAATCACAGGTTTATCTATAGCATATATCAATCCTGGCTTGTGACTTCGTTCCACTTCTGGAAAAAATCTATGTAAAAATTTTTTACCAATCATATGTGCTGAAAAGAAATTGTAGTCGTCCACATGAATTTGAGATTGTTTCCATAATTTTGCCAGATCTTCTCCCCAGGTCAGAAATGTAGCTTTGAGATTAGGTTGATATTGGCGTAACTTTTCAATTTGCGGTTTAGCTGCTAGTACCGCTTCCTTGCCCATATTGATAGGGTCTAGGCTATCGTTATCTAGATAACTTTCTGTAGCACTGCGATTCATTAATTCGTCCAGCCATATATCGTTTTTAAAAAAACTTTCAGCTGTAGTATGACTATCGATACCTCCGCTGTAGCTGAGCATAAGATAGTCATACTTTGATCTTATCTGTTGGGCACGTTCTGCGTATAACTGTTCTAGAGATTCAGTAGGCTCTATATGCCAGGTAACTTTGCCAAAAGCTTCATCATGATAGTTCCAGTGAGGGACCCAGCCTCTGGGCAAGGCATGAGAAAATGCCGTCAGCTTGTTGACATAGTGTTGATCGGCCACAGTGTAATGGCCGTGATTGGGAATAGCTGTCACTCTTTGATTAATTTTTTAATAGATGTGGTGGACTCTTGTAGATATTTGGAAAACTCCTGTGGTCCTTTGGGCTCCACTACTAGTCCGCGATCAATCAATGGTTGTGCGATTGCTGGATCATTTAATGCCGTGATCAGTGCCCGCGACAACACAGACACTGCTTGATCAGTGGTGTTGTTTGGTGCCAATATTCCTAGCCAAACAGACCCACTAATAGGGATCCCCATTTCGTAGCTGGTAGGAACATCGGGCATGGTGGCTAGACGATTGCGACTAAACACCAGCATTGGCCGAATTTTGTTACCTTGTACATGTCCACTAGTTTGCAATGCGCTGGCAGCCGACGCATCAACATGACCGGCGATTACATCGGGCCACATTTGGCCGCCGCCTTTGTACGGCACTCCGGTCCAGTTGGGCCGTGCCGCTGATGTTGTAAAGTATGCAATGCTCCTGGTTCCGCCGTTGCCAAATGTTATCTGGTCAGCATTGAGTAGGTCGGCTGTGGTTTTATAAGGACTGTTAATTCTAACTCCTAGTGTCACTGGGCTATGAGCCATAAAGGTTACAGGACGAAAATTAACTAGGCTGTGCCCACTCAGTGGCTCCATGATAGAATTTGGTACAATTTCATCTGCGGTCAACAAAAAAGTGTAGTTATCGCTGGTTGCTACAACCCGGCTGGCACCAATTGAGCCGTTTGCGCCAGGTATCAGTTCTATCACCACTGGTTGATTTAGTGTTTTAGACAGGTGCGGTTGTAGTGTACGAGCCACAATGTCAGATGTTCCACCTGCCGAGTAAGGTATAATAATCCTAACAGGCTTTTGAGGCCATGCAGCCTGGGCGGTTCCAACAACAAGTGTAGATACTGCAAATACCAAAATTTGAATAAGGTTATTCATGATTTTTTTCTTTCGGATGTACCAGCAAAAATTCCTCAATTGGGTCGCGCATGAGACCAATTTGTACAGCAACTCGGGTGGACTGTATGTTTTCCACGCTGTGTATTTGGCGACCATTGATAAGATACCATTCGCCCGGCTGAGCATAACACGCTTCAAATGGTTCCAACTGACTGTAATCATTAAAATACAATCCTTTGCCAGTGTCCATTTGCAAATTTTCACTGCGGGCTCGGTAAAAAACAGTAGCCACTTCTGAACCGCCGGTGTCGATAATATACTGTAAGGTATAGAATCTTGTGCGATCCAAATGTGGCCCTAGACACGGAGGACCAATTTTACTGTAACCTATGTTTGCCCATTCTGCTATGATATGTTGCTTTATCCAGGTTGCCAAAGCCGTCCCAACATGTTGACCAGCATAGACTCCGGCAGAATAAACTTTGTTGTTTTTGGCAACTGTCCGACCGGGCAGGCTGGCAACATATGGGTCAGTGTCAATTTGATAGTCCAGCAACTCAAATGGAATGGGCGGTAAGCGCCGTAGATGAATACAGGTGTACATGGTATCTTGTAGGGTTTAATATACTAGTAGAGGAACCTCTACCTACGGTAGGCGTTCTGTATTGATTATACAGTAAAGACAATACTATGTCAAGCGTCTATTAGAAATCCGACGTCGGAAGAACCCGGCGTTGCAGAATATTTACCATGTATAATTGACTTGACAACAAAATTAATCAATAAGCAACCAGGTTGACTCAAAATATCCGTTTTGCTATAATAGCAGTATAGTAATTAAAAGGAGTCGTAAATGGCTTATACCGTTTTCCAGCATGATACTCGTTTTGGCCTACGCAAGGGCTTGGAAGGCCCTTTTCATTATCCTAGTGGTGCCGTGTTATATTATGATCACAAAGAAGGCAAGTATTACGACCCACGCACTGACTTCTATGTCAGCAATGAAGATGTTGCTGTTTTACAACAGCAGATTTTTGATCGTTTGACACAAAAATCTCTTTAGTAGTATAATAGCATTTACAGTAGTCAATTTCAATTGCAGTATATTTTTAGGACACAGCCATGTCAGATACAAGAACAGTAACATCGGTACAGGCCCGTAAAAGCCTGCTCAAAGCATTCAACAAAAAACGCCCACTATTTTTATGGGGCCCTCCCGGTATTGGTAAGTCAGAGCTAGTAGCAGACATCACCGAAGAACTAGGTGGTGCCATGATTGACCTTCGCTTGGGCCAGATGGAGCCCACAGACATTCGTGGTATTCCGTTCTACAACAAAGAAGTAGGAAAGATGGACTGGGCCGAACCAATCGACCTGCCCAGCAAAGAATTTGCCGCAGACTATCCAGTTGTGGTTTTGTTTTTAGACGAAATGAATAGTTCGGCCCCCAGTGTGCAGGCTGCTGCTTATCAGCTGATCTTAAATCGTCGTATTGGCAAGTATCACTTGCCAGACAATGTGGTCATTGTGGCCGCAGGCAACCGTGAGTCAGACAAGGGTGTTACATATCGTATGCCCACACCGCTTGCCAATCGTTTCATTCATCAGGAACTGCGAGTAGACTTTGCCGCATGGCAGGAGTGGGCAGTAAACAAAAACATTCACAAGGACGTGGTTGGCTACTTGAGTTTTGCCAAACAGGACTTGAATGAGTTTGATGCCAAAAGTGCCAGTCGTGCCTTTGCTACACCACGTAGCTGGACCTTTGTAAGTCAGTTGTTGGAAGATGAAGATGGCGACGACGACACCATTATGAATCTAATTGCTGGTACAGTGGGCGAAGGACTAGCTGTCAAATTCATGGCACACCGCAAGATTTCTGGTCGCATGCCCAAACCTGAAGATATCTTATCGGGCAAGGAAAAAGAGCTCAATGTCAAAGAAGTTTCGGCCATGTACAGTCTGGTAATCAGCATGTGCTACGAGCTCAAGGGTGCTATCGAGCGTAAAATCGACGACAAGAAGTTCCACGAAATGTCCGATAATTTCTTTGGCTACATGATGAAGAACTTTGAGACTGAGCTTGTGGTAATGGGTGCCCGTATTGCACTTACCACATACAATCTTCCGTTCCAGCCAACCAAGCTGAAAAACTTTGACGAGTTCCATCAGCGTTATGGCAAGTATATCTTGCAAGCTTCGGCCTAGAAATAGGCCCGGAAGGCTGTGATCATCACAGGCTGTGTCCATCACAGCCTTCCACCTTTTAAAGGATTAGCAATGGGATATGTGGTTTATTCAAAACAAGATGGTGAGATGTTGCGTTACTATGACAATAAGTCAAAGGCACAGGCACAGGTAACCGGACACAATCGCAAGGCCATTATACAAGTTCTCAAGGGCGACGAGTATGTGAAAGAATGGGATCTGTGTGAGTGGACCGAATATGAACAGGTGTATGCTGAATATTACAACGCAAACAAACTGTATCTGTTGAGCCGGAGTCACTGGTAATGAACCAATGGTTTAAAATTGCCTATGGAGATTTAATTTGGATTTAAATATTCCGTTTGGTAAATCTGTAGTTATTTTTACTTCTTATAGAACAGGATCTACAGCATTATGTGATTATATTTCTAAAAAATATAAACTGGCCAACTTTGATGAAGTATTTCACGGCATGGTTCCAGAACGAACAGCTAGATTTTTAGATTATAAAGGAAACTATGTTATTAAAATTATGCCAGATCAAATAACTGACAAGTATGGTAGTTTCAAGTATAGTAGTTTATTAAAAAAAATAGTCGACGATTCTTTTATTATTAAACTAACAAGGACTGATATAGTAAAACAAATTGCCAGCTTTTATATTTGCTGTGAAACTGATAAGTGGCATTATAAAGTATCAGAATTAACCAGTGATTACAAAATTAACATTTATAACAATGATTATCCGTTTGACTATATTATGTCAAATAATTGTCAACTAGAAAATCTTGGATATCGTTATGATTTATTATTGACATACGAAGACTTAAAAATAACAAATACAGATTATAAAATTTATAATAAACCCACCAACTATATAGAACTACTTGAAATAATTACAAAAAAATATGAACTATTACAAACTAGAATCGACTAAGGCATTCGTACCAGGAGTAGCCGGTAATGAACTATAAAATTATCAAGTTGGACAAGCGATATGCTTACTACAAACAGTTTCCTTATCTGGTTGAGTTCCACCGTAGTCCCAGTTGGGCCATTGGCGCTAAAGCAGGATCGGGCGTGCTGGATTTTGATCGTTGCAGAAAATGGTTCAATGAGGCCTGGGGCTGGAGTCAGGATGTAGAAACCCGAGCAGAGATGGTCAAGAGCATGGTGGGTGTGGCGCCATTCAAAGAGGATCACTGGACTGACATCAACCCACATTGGTCCTGGAGTTGTAGATATCAAGAATACCGAATCTATGTAAGTGAAACTGCTTTGACCATGTTCAAGTTAAAATGGAGTCCGGATGCGCCTACCTGACCCAGACTGGCCCTACATCTGTTATACCAGCCACCCTTATCCCGAAGTACAGGAGTGGTGCGAGGTCAACATTGGACAGTTTGATCTGGACTGGTACAAGCTGGGCGAAGATATTGCGGCACAGAGCATCATGACTGACTACAAGAGTACCTATATGTTTCGACGTGAGCAGGATGCTGTGTTGTTTTCTCTGAGGTGGATGCAGTGACGTTAAGGAATCGTTTTGTGCCCTTTACCTTGCATTATCGACATGGAATCATGATTGCTGACTATACTTGGTGGTACACAAACGAGCGAGAGATACTAAACTGGATGGCCGAACACTTGCCGCATGGCATTGAGCATCAGCAGGGCATGACTGTGGAGTTTGATTCGGAACAGGAACGTACAATGTTTCTATTGAGATGGGGCTAAAAGTCCTGGTGGAAAACACGCAAGAAGCCTGGGTCCTCAAGAGTCAGATAGATGCACAAGACTTGACGGTAGGGCAGGACTACACCTGGCGCTACACTCCTAGAGTAAATACATGGTTAGGCGATGATACCTTGGTACCGGCCTCAGTAGAGTTTGAATTTATCGACGCCAGGTGGGAAACATATTTTCAATTGAAATGGACCAAATGAATTACTACTACGAACTAGATGACCGAACTCGTAAAGCCGCTGAAGAACGCTGGTTGCTGTGGTGCATGCCCAACTGTTCGCCTGCAGAAGGCGGACGCATGTGTTTTAAAACCCACGATGATTTTGTAGCCAACAGCATCCGAGTCTGGGTGGAAAATGCCAATGGTGTGTACTTGGTCAAGCCGGTCTGGGGCATACATCGGCCGATAGATCCACACGAGTTTACCATGATCAAACTGCGTGCCAAGACTATTCGATGGTGGCGCGATGAAGAATGAATACTATGCTGATACGGCCGCAAGACTTGATACCATTATAGGTGGCGATACTCAAAACTTTGGTCGTTTGCAACAAGCCAAACGAGAATGGGATTTGCTAGCCGAAGCAGTTCCGGTAGGTCAAGGATTCCTTACCTTTGAGGACTACGCACGTGAATACTACGGCATCAAACTCACAGTGAATCACAAGATGGGCGGCATTGATCTTGACTATGTAATTGTTGATGAGAAAAAATACACTGTGTTCTTGTTGAAATTTGGATCATGATTCATCCCAACTATATCACAAATTTAAGACCCACAGATGCAGAGTTGGACCAATGTCACCTAGTCACAATAGCAGATCCTGCATTTCACATGCGAGCAATGAAAACATGGTGTTGGGAAAACCATTTGAGCCTGGTCTGGTCTGAATTAATTGACACCAGCGACGTTGATTACAATTATGACCATGTTGCTGGGTTTTGGTTTATTGATCAAAAAGATGCCACAGTATTCACCTTAAAGTTTAAATGAAGATTACAATCAAACGGAACTTGATCATATTTCACTGGCCAGGCGAGTGGGACAAGGTGCAGGCCCAACTGCGGCAGGACCACGGTGCTGGAATCATGTTGTCCTGGGTGTGCAAACGAGAACTGGGATTTACAGTACGCAGACACAAAGGATTAGAACCACACAACAAAGACACCTGGGAAGTAATGAAAAGCGAAGGGTGGGATCACCGCTATCACTACCAAGAACAGATACACTTGGATTTCTACAATGAAAGCTCACAGACCTGGTTTGTGCTTAAATACCTAAATAATACGCAGATTGACCAATAAATATCTGTATGCCCAAAATAATACTCAGAAAATTGGAATTTTACATTACCAATGTATGCAACATGACCTGTAGCGGTTGTAATCGATTTAACAATTACAACTTTACCGGATGGCAGTCCTGGGAAGAATACGGGCCTGTACTAACAGAATGGGCAAAATATATTGATATAAAGCAGATAGTTATTTTAGGTGGCGAACCTTTGTTAAATCCCGACATTTTAAAATGGATAACTGGTCTAAATCAATTGTGGGGGTCAGGAGTTCAAGTTTTAAGCAACGGCACAAGAATAGACAAGGTCAAAGGGTTATACAATACGTGTCTTAAAGAAAATTCTTGGATAGGTATTAGTCTACATTCAGACAGCGATCGTCAAGAAATATTTCAAAAAATTAGAAATTTTCTCAAAGCTCCTATTATAGAAACTGAGTACTCTAACAGTTCTGTATATAATAACGGTTCTGTATATAAATTTACTGATGTAAACCATAAATCTGTGGGTGTACATACTGACAGCATGTTTCATCAAAGCAGTATATTAGAACAACCACTAGGAAAGTTTAGTTTGCACAATAGCGATCCTGATATAGCATACGCGGCCAATTGCGGCGGACGAGAAATTAAAAACCATCACATGATTCGCGGTAAAATTTACAAATGTGCCCCTGTTGCACTTTTGCCCGAGTTTGACCAGCAACATCAATTTGAAATCAGCGACCAGGATCGAATAATTCTGAATAGTTATCAGCCTCTCGCGGTGGAAGAATTTCATGCCCGAGGAAAAGAATTTTTTCAAACAATTGACACAGCTGGTCCGCAATGTAAATTTTGTCCAGAGTCTCTTAACTATCGACCAATCACATTTGGTATTAAAAAATCCAAATCAACCGCAGACTAGAAACAGAACTACATGCCAAGGACACACTTGAATTTCTACACCGAAGCGGCTCAGACCCGGTTTGTGCTCAAATACCTAAATAATCACCCGGTTGACCAATAAATCCGTTGATAGTATAATAGTAGTATAGTGAATAATAAGGATCGAGCAATGGCCACAGGCACTACTACAAACAAAAAAGAAGCAGACAAGTTTAAAGACCTGTGTGGACCCATGGATCCCAAACTGGATCATGAAATACGTGAAAAGCTGATCACAGCTCGTGTAGGACTCCTGCTTCGTGCCAGTTTCTTTGGCAACCTGGCCACTAGATTAAAGTTGGTCAATGCGGACGAATGGTGTCCTACTGCCGCCACAGACGGGCGTCACTTTTATTACAATAGTCGTTTTATTGACATGCTCAAGCCCAAGGAAGTAGAATTCTTGTTTGGGCACGAGGTGTTACACTGTGTTTATGATCACTTTGGCCGTAAGGGCGATCGAGATCATCAACTGTTTAACATTGCCAATGACTACTGCGTCAATGCCGACTTGAAGAAACATCGTGTGGGCGAGTTTATTACATCGGTACCTTGCTTGTATGATAGCAAGTATGAAGGCATGAGCTCAGAAGAAATCTATGATATCTTGTACGAAAACGCAGAAAAGATCGACATGCCAGATCTGATTGATAAACTGCTGGACGAGCACTTGGATGGCGATGGTAGTGACGGTGATGGTGACGAAGACGAAGATGGCAAGAAAAAAGGCAAAGGTCGTCCACGACTGAGTGACGCAGATCGCCAGGCCATCAAGGATGAGATCAAAGAAGCTGTA